TTGTCACTGCGCGTAGGTTCCCGCCAACAAACAGGAGACATGATTGCAACACGCACCATTCGGATCGTCGACCGCCGAGCGCGTCATCAACTGCCCCGGCTCGGTCGCCCTCAACGCCAAGTCCCCCGAACAGCCCCCGAGCGAGTACGCTGCCAAAGGCAGCGCGCAGCACGCTCTCATCGAGCACCTGCTCCTCGAAGGCGGCGAGCCGGAAGGCTACGTCGGCGCCGTGTTCGCGGGTGTCGAGATCGACGACGAGCTGGCGGGAGGCGTACGCATCGCCTTCGATGCCGCCGAGTCGTTGCTGGCTGACTACAGCGGCGACCAGCTGATCGAGCAGCGTCTGGTCATCGTCGAGGACGAGATCTTCGGCACCGGAGACGTCATCGGCATTTCCGAGGACGGCACGCGCGCCCTGATCGCGGACCACAAGTTCGGCTACGTGGAAGTCGAGGCCAACAGCCTGCAGCTGAAGTTCCTCGCCGCCGCGCTGCTCGCGGATCCTGAGTTTGCCGTCATCTCGAAGGACATCGAAGAATTCGAGCTGGCGATCATTCAGCCCGCCTTCGACCCTCCCGTGACGAAGGCGTCGATAACGCGCGCCGAGGCCGAGGTCTTCCTGCGGACCATCAAGCTGGCGCACTCGGCCAGCAAGGCTCCCGCCGCCGACGTGCGGATCGGCGACTGGTGCAAGTGGTGCCGTGCGAAGGCGATCTGCCCCGCGCAGCGCCAGATGTTTGCGGACCTGATCGACGTGAAGATCCACCCCGACTGGTCGGCGCAGGAGCTGGGCGAGATTCTGGTCAAGGCCAAGGATTTCGAGAAGCTGATCGAGCACGTGCAGGACCGCGTGAAGCACGAGCTGGCGAACGGGCGCAGCGTACCGTTCTGGCGCCTCAAGGCAGGATCGACGCGCCTCGCGTGGGCGCAGGCCGCGAAGGACACGATTGCCGCGCTGCGCGGCCTCGGCCTCAAGGGCGAGAAGGCCATTCAACCCATCACCCCGGCAGCCGCCAAGAAGGCGCTGGGCGAGCTTCCCGACGATCTCGTCGTGAAGACCACGAGCGCGCCGTCGCTCGCTCGTGACACCGACACCGCAGACGCTGTCCTGCCGGTGGCGGCCTTTGCAAAGGCAGCAGCACTGTTGAAAGGAAACAGGTAAATGAGCAACGAACTGAGCCTCTTCTCGAAGGGCGGCCTGCCGCCGGCCGACGTCAACGCCTACAAGCAGTCGCTGAAGGCGATGTCTTCGGCGGCGAAGTCGTCGCTGGGCGGCCTCCCGTTCCTGCGCATGGGCAAGGACGGCGAATGGGTGTACGGGGCCGACAACACCGAGGTCGAGGAGAACAGCCTCTGGGCCGTCAACCCGTTCTCGATGTCGCTCGGCTTCATCGCGTGGGGCACCGGCGCGCAGGAGGGCACCGTCCTCGGCGAGCAGATGGCCCGCGTCGGCGAGGTGCCGGTGCAGCGGGGCAACCTGCAGGACGTCGGCGCCGAGTGGACGCCGTGCTGCTCGTTCGAGATGGTCTGCCTCAACGGCGAGGATAAGGGGACGCACGTCCTCTACAAGACCAACTCGGTCGGCGGCCGCCGCGCGTTCGCCGACATGATGCAGCTGATCGCGGCCGCGATGGACGACGCTGAGGGCAAGTGCGTCCCCATCCTGAACCTCGACTGCGACAGCTACCCGCACAAGAAGTACGGCAAGATCTACACGCCGATCTTCGACATCAAGAAGTGGGTGATGCCGGACGCGCAGGAACTTGGGGGCGCCCCGGCCAAGGAAGAGAAGAAGGTAGAGGCACCGGCGCAGCCTGCCGAGGAGGGCACGGTTCGTCGTCGTCGTCGCTGAAGCCTGACTGGGGGCGGCCCATGGCCGCCCCCATTTCTTTGGAGAATAGAATGGCATTGATCTGCAGCCTTGACTACGAGACAAGCGCGCCGCTCGACCTGACCGTGGTCGGAGCCTACCGCTACGCCCAGAGCGCCACGATCATGTGCGCCGGCTACGCGATCTACGAAGAGAACACGTTCGAGCCCGGGATGGTGAAGCCGTGGCGCGCTTGGAAGGGCGAGCCGATGCCCGATGAGCTGGTCAGGGCGTTGATGACGGTGACCGTCAGGAAGTGTGCGTGGAACGCTCAGTTCGAGCGCCTGATCACCAAGCATTGCACTGAAGTCTACGTCAACGACGACGAATGGTACTGCACCGCCGCGCGCGCGAGGGCCTCGGCCTACCCCGGCAAGCTCGACCTGTGCGCCAAGGCTCTCGCGATCCCGCAGAAAAAGAATCTGGCGGGCGGCAAGTTGATGAAGAAGCTGTCGACCGAGGGCACCGGCACCGAGGAGGAGTACGAGCGCGTCCTCGAATACTGCCTGCAGGATGTCGTCGTCGAGGCCACCATCGGCATGGTCATCCGCGACCTGACCTTCGAGGAATGGCAGGACTACTGGGTCTGCGAGCGCATGAACGACCGCGGCATTCCCATCGACGCCGAGCTGGCGCGCGCGGCCCAGAGATATGCCGAGGTCGAGGCGGCAGAAATTGCCAAGGAATTAAATGCCGCGACGGGCGGCGCGATCACCAGCGCGAAGCAGTTCGCCCGCATCAAGCAGTGGGTCGCCGTGAAGGCACCCGAGATTGCCGAGCAGTTTACCGACGAGGAGACGGGCAAGTTCTCGCTCGACAGGTCGGCGCGCACCGCCATCTTCGAGAGCGACCTGCAGATCAGCGAGGAAGTCCGCGAGGTGCTGGAGCTGATCGACGACGCCGGGCGTGCGAGCACGGCCAAGTACGCCGCCATCGAGAACCGCACCGACACCGACGGCCGCCTGCGTGGGGCGTACCTGTTCAACGGCGCGGGCCAGACGGGGCGCTTCAGCGCCATGGGCTTCCAGCCGCATAATCTGGTGCGCGACAAGCTCGACAACGCCGGCGACGTGATCGAGGCCGTCCTCGACGGCGCCTCGGCTGCCGAGGTCACCAAGCTCTCCGGGCAGAACATGCTGACGACGCTGGCGCGCATGCTGCGGCCGACCATCGTCGCGGAGAACGGCAACGTGCTGGCGTGGGCCGACTATTCGGCCGTCGAGGCGCGCGCCCTGCCGTGGCTCTCGGCGTCGCCGGCCGCGGAGCCGCTGCTCGACATCTTCCGCAAGAACGAAGACGTCTACAAGCACGCGGCGATGGGCATCTACGGTGTGCCCTTCGACAAGGTCGACAAGGCCCAGCGCCAGATAGGCAAGATCGCGTGTTTTGGCCCTGATACCCAAGTATTGACGCATGTCGGACCCAAGGCTATCGTGGAGGTCACTGAAGATGATCTTTTGTGGGATGGTGTCGAATGGGTGCGTCACGACGGGGTGATACCGAAGGGGTCGGCGGAAACGCTGAACCTCCTCGGAGTGGAGGTAACGCCGGATCATTTAATCAACACGCAGGGAACTTGGCTGCCGGCGCAGCAACTCGCTTCAAGCGAAAGCACCCTCTGCCGAGCATTGGCGACCGCTTCGGAGAACTTTCCGTGGTGGGTATTGAGCGCGTCCGCTTTGGCGCATGCGAACAGGACGTGGCGCGGGTTCAATGCTCCTGCGGGGCTTCCCCTCACATCGTCCACCTTTCAAATCTACGAAAAGGCGCATCCACCCGCTGTAACGTCTGCGCCAAGAAGAAGGCGGGCCACTGGCGCAAAAACTATTGGGCGTACGCCGATGTCTGCCCTGATGACGCGCATCGCCGCCGGTTACTCGGTCGTATTTCAGCGTGCGTTCAGAGGTGTGAAAACCCACGCAATTCGATGTTTGAACATTACGGCAAGCGCGGCATTCGCGTACACGCCGCATGGGTGTCTAGTCGCCGCGCCTTCTTGGCTTACGTCGTCACGCTTGATGGGTGGGACATACCGGAGTTGGAGCTTGACCGCGTCGACGTTGATCGCGGGTATGAGCCGGGCAATCTTCGGTTCGTTTCACGTTCCGAGAACCTTCGCAACAAGCGCCAAGTCGGCGTCTTGCAGTCGCGCATCCTCGAACTTGAGGCCCGTGTTCGATATATTGAACGCCGGCTCGCGGAACAGGTTCACGATCCTGACAGCTGAAGGGCCGCTGATCGTCCATAATTGCCTCGCGCTCGGGTATCAGGGCGGCAAGAATGCCTTCCGCAAGATGGCGCGCGCCTACGGCCTCAAGATTGGCGACGACTTGGCCGACGAGATCAAGGTCGCGTGGCGTCTGGCGAACCCGTGGGCGAAAACCTTCTGGCGCGATCTGGAGGGTGCCGCCGTCCGCGCCGCGCGCAACCCGGGCACCATCGAGACGGCGGGGCGCATCAAGTATCTGATGCACGGCGACATGCTCTACGCGCTGCTGCCGTGCGGCAGGCTGATCGCGTACCCGGAAGTCGAGGTGGTGGAGGTCGACGGCAAATACGGCCCGCAGGCCCGCGTGTCGTCCCTGAAGGCCTCGATGCACCCCAAGAAGGGTGAGACGGCGTGGCCCCGCGTGACCCTCTACGGGGGCCTGCTGGCCGAGAACGCGCCGCAGGGCTTCTGCGCCTCGCTGCTGCGCGCGGCCGCGCGCCGCCTCGACGAGGCCGGCTGGCCCGTCGTCATGCACACGCACGACGAGGTTCTCGTCGAAGTCGGGGAGGATGAAATCGAGGAGGCCAAGGCAGCGTTGCAGGAGGCGATGCTGACGAACCCGTGGCCGGACTTACCCCTTGCCGCCGACCCGGAGCACGGCTACAGCTACGACAAGTAGAGGTCGATATGGAATTGGATACATTCATAGAGCACGTCTTCGGTGACGTGCCCGACGACGAGATCGTCGGCATCGTCCAGCGCGGCAAGGATAACCGGGGCTGGCTGACGACACCCTACAAGAAGGGGCGCACCAAGCTGCGCCCCGACGCCGCCAGCTACTACTGCATCTCGACCCTGAAGAAGCCCCCCGCCGGCGAGCCGCTGCGGCGGCTGATGCCGAACATGGCCCGCTGCCGGGTCATCGTCCTCGACGACATCGGGACCAAGATCGACCCCGCGAGGTTCAAGGGCAAGGCCGGCCCCCACTACGTGATGGAGACGTCGGCGGGCAACTTCCAGTACGGCCTGCTCTTCAACGGGACGGTGGAAGAGGCGCAGGTGCTGATCGAGGCCCTGATCGAGGCCGGATACAGCGACCCCGGCGCACGCGACGTTCACCGCCTTGTGCGCCTCCCCGGCTCCCTGAACTACAAGAGCAACCCGCCCTTCGTCGCGCGTCTCGTCGAAGAGGACTGGGAGCAGCCCGCGTGGACGTTCAAGGAGCTGTGCGAGGAGTTCGGCCTGACGCCGCGCGAGCCGACGAGCCTGCGCTCGACCAAGCGCGCATGGAGCGGCGACACGGGCGGCGACGTCATCCTGAAGTGGATCACCGAGAAGGGCATGGCCCTCTCGGAGCCCAACTCCGACGGCTGGATGTTCATCGAGTGTCCGTGGGCCGACGAGCACAGCGACGGCCGGCGCGACGCGAAGTGGCAGGTCGGAAACGGCACGACGGGTTCCTATCACTGCTTCCACGGTTCCTGCCAGCACCGGACGCAAGGCGACTTCTTGCTCTGGTGCGAGGCGAACGGTGCCCCTGATTTCGAGGCTGAGGCCGTCGCGCAGATCACCACCATCGGCCAAAAGCTGGCGACGATACCGCGGGGTGCCTTTGCGCTGCCGGGCCCTTTGCAGACCCCGCCGCGGGGGGCCGCTGCGGGGGATATCCTTACTGGGCTCGTGCTGATGTACGCCGGGCGAGTGAAGAAAGAGCAGCTGCCGTCGCTCGAAGTGACGGCAAGGGCCGGCGTTCCAAAGGACATCCAGAAAGCCACCATCGAAAACGTGCAGCATGTCGTCGCGGAATGCGGCTTCTCCGGTCTAAGAAATCACATGACCGGCGAAGTCGAACTGTCCCACGCGGACGAAGCTTTCAATGCGATTGAAAACCCCTCGGAGCGCGCCCTGATGACCCGTGAATTTCTGATATCCCTCGCCAACCGCGCAGGCATCTCGCTGCGCGCCACGCTTGACGAACTGCTGACCACACTGTCGTCGAACAACGGGTACCACCCCGTGTTCGACTGGATCACTTCAAAACCTTGGGACGGCGTTGACCGCTTTCGCGCGCTAGCCGACACGGTCGATGCGAAGAACCCGCAGTGGCGCGACATCGTCATCCTCCGCGCGTCCATTCAGGCCATTGTGGCGTGGACCAACTGGGAGCGGGAGACGCCTGTCAGCGTCCCCCACGTAGTCGTCTTCGTCGGCCCGCAGGGCTGCGGCAAGTCATCGTGGATCGGCTCGCTGCTGCCCGCGGCGTGGCGTCTGCTGGAGCAGAGCGCGAACCTCGGGCACGCCAGCAGCAAGGACGACGAGCGCAG